AGCAGCAGCCTCTCGCAGCTCCTTGCGCTGTCCTGGGGTAAGGATTTCTCCCGACAAGGTCTGGTTCCACCAGTTGCGGATTTTCTCTGGGACCCCCCTCGCGTTTTTTACGCTGGCATACTCCCCTTCTCGAACTGTCGAACTGGGGTCTAGCAGCTTCATCCATTGATAAATGACGCCCTGGTCGCGTAGTGGGCTCGAGGGAATCGTCGGGTCCGTCAACGCCAGAATGCCGCTGTAGGCCGAGTTCACCTTCGCGAAGTCGTCGATTTCCTTGACCCCGTTGAAAGAGGTCCGCAGGTCCTTGGCGGCAGCGGTCTGGTTCTTCACGGCTTCCGCCGGAGCCTCGCCGGCAGCCTTGCCCTGGGCCTTCGCGAATTCTCGCATGGCCTCGAGCTGAATTGCCCGGTGCTGGGAAAGCGTAAGTGATTTGTCGACGCGCCGAGAAAGCTCGAGGTCGTATTCGGGCGTGCCGGGCTCGAGGGTGCGCGTGCGACTTTTTGCTGCCTGCACCGCGGACTGATACTCGTCGCCCTTTTCCCCAGCAAGACGGAGCTGCGTTTCGTAAACTGCACGGGCGTCTGGTGTCCCCTGAAAAGCGTTCGCTTGTCGGTTCACCCACTCGTCGAAGGGCTCGGGCTTCACCTCCGCGTTGACTTCAAGCTTCGGGCTAGCGGTGCCATAAACCTTGATGGCTGCAAGCTGGTCCTGCCGTTTGTGGAAGGCCTCTTGAGCAGGAAGCGCAATGTTCGGGTCGGAGCTGTTCATCTGGTTCAGCAGTGTCTGCTGTTCCACGCCGCCGGTGGCTTGCACCCTAGCCAGCTCTCGCTGAATCGGTCGGATTTCATTGAGGTCGATATTCGCCTGCTCCGCGCCGCTTTTGGCCGCAATGTTCTGCGCCTTCTCGGCTTCGTAGCCAGTGGTGCCCACGATTTCGCGTTTCCTGATGTCTTCGGCGGTGATGACTCCCTGCCGATACGCGTCCATAAAGTCCTTGAACTCCGGGAGGACCCCCAAAGAGGACGTGTCCACGATGGGGTTGGTTACGGCCCCAACAGAGTTGGCCTGAATCTGAACTGGTTGTAATTCTGCGATGCCGGGCATAAATTAACTATATTGGTTCCGAAGATTAGCGAGGCCCTGGGCCGACGTTCCTTGAAAAGCTGCTGTGCCACCCGCGCCCGCTCCGGAGTTTACACCACCAATTGCGCCCCCGCCTCCGAAGGCTCCGAGTGCGCCCGAGACGAACTGTCCGCCAGCCTTGATGTAAGCCGCGTTTGCTTCGCCCGCTGCGAGAGCTTGCTGCGCCTTCACTTGGCCTTGTTGACCACGAATTTTCAACAGCGTGTTACCACGATTGATTTGCAGGTTCGCCGCCTCCGCTCCAGTCAAGCCGCCCTGTGGAAGAGTGGCCTCTCCGACGCCGAAATTGCCGGCAGCTATCTGACGCTGCGACTGCTCGCTTTGGCTGATGGTCGGGAAAATGGATGATAGAATTTTCGCACGGGACTCCTGAAGCCCCGACGCAGTCTGCGCGAGGTTCTGTGCCTCCTGATTCCGCTGCGCTTCGAGGGCAACGCCCGCGCTACCGAGGGCCTGATAAAGACGACCGCCAATGGTGCTCGCCGTGGGCTTCAAGCCCGCCTGTGCCCCCTGACTCACGCCCGCGCGGACCAACTCCGCCTGAAATTCTGGAGGCAGTGTAGCACCCTGAGACAGTTTAGCCTGCGCCTTACTGATAATCTGGTCCTTTAGCTGCTCAAGACCTTTGTCGGGCTGGATGTTCTCCGTGAAAAGTTGCTTGGCAACCTGGACGGACTCGCGGCTCGCGCCCGGCTTCTGCGCTTCTTCCAAGAGCTGTTGCTTGCCCAACTTCCGAAGTTGCGCCAGCTCCGGGTCAATTTCCTCCTGCATCCGAATGCGCTCTTTGGCCCGCGCGCGCTCGGCGTCCACGGCCTGCTGGTTAACGCGGCTGTAACCGAGTTCCTCTCCGAGGATTTTCTTCTCTCCCTTCAGAGCGACGCTCTGAGCGTGTGCGGCCTTGTCGGCGGCGTGTTTCTTTGCGGCTGCTGCGCCTGCGGCAGATGCAGCGGCAACTCCTGCCACCACGATGCTGGTTATTACTGCCATCTACTTGTCCTCCAAGCACTTACGTTGTTTGGTCAGGGTTCGATGACAGTTGGAGCAAAGAACCTGACATTTGCCCAACTCCTCAGAAAGCGTCTCTATGCTGAGTCGGGGACCCTCTGTCCCCAATGAAAATAGTTTATCCTTGCCGGGAAGGTGGTCCCAATCCAAACATTCCGCAGGGAGCATTCCGCCACAAATATAACAGCCCCGCTCCGCTTTCAGCAGGTCTAGCATCCGTCGCCGTTTAGTGAATAGTTTTTGTGCTGTTTCGCGTTCCCCCGAGTCTCGGCGCTTGGCGTTGAGCGTTTCTCTAAACTCGTCATCCATTCTCCGGTTTCTCCGAGTTTCATTGAAGCAACCTTGACATCGGGAATTCCTGACTCGTCTGCCGTGGGAATTCACCCAACGGAAAAGCTCAATCGGTTTTTCACACTTGCACTTTAAACATGTCTTATTCACATTAAATCTCCTTCTTATATGTTTGCTCTAAGGCCTTGTAGCCTCTTGACTCATACAGCCTCTGCAAGCCAGGACCTAGGTGCATGAAGTGAACCATCACTACCTGCGCGCATCCCTTTGCTTTCGCATCTGCTTCGAACCGGTCTAACAACTGGAGGCCCACTCCGCTCTTGCGGTGCTCCGGAAGCACATACCAAAAATGTTCCGCCGCGGTCAACTCACCAGAAAACGGGTCTTGCAAGAACGTGGCACCCAGAAGTGCAATCGCTCGGAATTCCTGCGGCTCAGTTTCGTATTCAACCAGAGCGTAAATTTTCCCGAGCCCACTTTCGAGCAGGTTCTGCCAGAGCTGCGAGAACACGTCATCACGAAAAGGTTTGCGCCCCGCTTCCTTCGAGAAGGCGTGACCAATCGGGAACGTGAGGTTAAGGTTACTGGCGTTGAGTTCAATGAGCTGCATTATTCCACTCCAAAAAATCCAACGGCGACGAGACGGGACTCAGACGCACCAGCACCCCAGCCCTCGAGGGGCCAGCGACTGTGAAATTGCTTAGTCGGATAAACTATCATCCGGTTAAACTTCATATCCACGAGGTGGATTTGTTCCCACTTCGAAAGGTCCTCGTGGTTGGCGAGTATTTCTTCAGCCACGCGGACTGGTGACTTTCCCATACGTTTGATTGCATCAATCTCCGGGAACGAGGGCCAACCATACTTACGATAGCGCCAGAAGGCGGTGCCGCCTCGACATTGCTCGGGTGCGTTGAGATAGAGCACGAAAGCGTAAGGGGAATGGGCGATGTCCGCATGAATCCGGTGATTGTCCCCGTTCGGATTAAGGCGGAGGAAACAGTGGTCGATAGAGACACGTCGTCCCAGGCGTGCAGACATTTCGGGTTCGAATTCATCAGAGGGGAAAACGTGAACATTTTGATACTTTTCACCGTCGGGTCCTCGGATGCTATAGAATCGCCGGCTAAGGGCGTCAAGTCGGAAGTTCTCCGGACAGGGGAGAAAATCGTCGAGAATCTGGACGGAGATTTGGTTCATGGTCCTAGAGCTTTACGAGGGCCCAGAGCCAAACGGACGGCTGGATATTGGCGTGTGGGGTGGCAACGCCAGTATAGTCTTCCCAGTCGGCCAGAGAGAGCTGACGGCTGGTGATTAACTGTGTCCCTGCGGGACCATCCCCCGCGGTGCCTAGCTTGGTCCCATTAGAGGCCCCGTCGCCGTTCACTTCGAAATAATTCGGTGGGACAACTGGAGGGATATTGATAGTCTCGGAGTCCTTTCCCCGATGGAGCTGAACAGTGTTTCCGGAGTTGAGAGCCGTCGCGTGACCGATTAAATGCGTGTGCTGTTCGATGTTCGCCGAGGTCAGCGTGACCGTTTCTGCGCCGTCCTGTTCTCCCGCATCCCTGGGGGTGATTCCAGAGTCAGTGGCAAAAACGCTCGTGCCGCCAGCGGTTTGGTCCTGTGTAGCTACTGCAAAGATTTTTCCGCGCAGGCTCTGGTCGTCCTGGCCGACGTATTGCCATCCTGGATTGAATTCCAGCGCGTCCGAAAGAATCGCCTGGGCAACGAACTTAATGTCCCCGGGGCTTCCTGAAACTGTGCGCCATGCTCCGCGTTCCCAGTGGATGAGGACGTTGATGTCAGTGTCCCAGAACTGCTCGAGGTCTACGGGGTTCGTGGGGCGAGAGGCTGTGGGTCCGCTCGGGGGCGGGTTGACCAGCGCGCGCCACTCGGTGCCGTCCCATCCATACCAGCCGATGGCGCGGGTCTCGAAGGTGCGAAGCCAGAGGGTCGGGTCCGTGGGCTGCGGCGTCCCCGGGTTGTCCGGGCCTACGACGAAAAGGTTTAAGGAAGGGCTGATATCAATGGGGACGTATTTACCCTGATTGATGTCGAACACATACCACGCCCCTACCCCGCCTGAGGTGTTCACCCACGGGCCCACATTGGAACTGGGCTCGGCGTCCCCGACGACGAAAAAACTGGTTCCCTGCGGGGACTGGATGGACATGCGCTCCACCATCGCCTCCATCAGCTCCTGCGGATTGCCGGAAAAATCCGGAGGCAATTGGGAAGAAACGATTACGAGATTTGTAGTGAACAACATGCTGGATAAAAGGTTCGTTACATCAGGGCTTTGTCAACTGACTGTTGCCGAAGCCAGGGGGCTGGGAAAGGTTTCCCCAAAGTCGGGTTCGATGGCTGTGACTTTCCACCAGTATTCTCCCGGCGCGAGACCCACGTCCACGTAGGAGTTTTCCCCCAAATTGGAGGTAAGGAGTGTGAACGGCCCCTCAGGGGAGGTGCTTCGGTAAACCGCGTAGGCAAACGCGTAGC